GCCCACCGCAAACGTACCTGACGTAGGTGCGCCCGAAGTTGTAGCTCCGGCGTGACGTGATGCAGCCGTAGCCCCAGGGAGTCCGGTAGCGCCGATTGCTTCTTGTGAGATGGACTGAGCCATTAGTTATTCTCCTGAGAGGCTAGTTGTGCGTCGTAGGTGGCTTTAGTCATTACAACCAAGTTGCCGTTGCCATCATCTGTTCTGAACATATCAACGGTATTGCCATCCCAGTCTGTTTGAATAAAGTTTTCAATGTTCATTAGAGTTCCGCACTTAGTCCGATGTAGGCCGAAGCATCATTATTGGCTGTAACCATATACGGCCTGTATTGAGTTAATCCGCTTGATACTGTTGCAATTAAATATGGTTGCAGTTCTGCTTCTGTTGAAACAATCATTGAAAGAGTTGCGCCAGTTACAACATTTGCTCCATCAAAGACACGCCAGTTTGAACTGCTTTCAAGTGCAGTAGGTACTGCTCGCAAAGTAACTGGAGTAATGGATGGAAAGAAAACTTGTGTGGTGTTAGCCGCAAGACCTAATACTGGATAACGAGAGTAAGTTGCATTTGCAGTCCAACGGTAGTAGTACCTCTGACAAGCTGCTAACTCACCTTGAATAGTTCCACCAGCACGTGAGAAGGCTGTGGCCGTAGAACCGATTTCAAGTTGGACTCCGGTCATCTTCATTGTTACGCCAGAAGCCTGTGCGGTATCGGGCAATACATTGACTTTTAATCCGTAAGCGTTTGATGGAACGGTAAAGGTGCAAGTTACTAATCCCCATGAAGTGTATGAAGAACCTGCGTATGTGCTTGAAGCAAGTGGCGTTGTCACCGAACCCGATGCATCTGTGCTTGTTGAATAAGTTACGCCAAACAAAATGTTGCCAGCGTAAGAACCGGCTGTTTTTACATAAGCGCTTAAAGTCATTGTTTGACCACGAAGCGGTATTACGTTGGCGTTTTCTAATGCTTGATAATACTGACCATAGGAAGATGAAGCACCAGTCACCCACTGCAAAGAATAAGAAGTTGCTATTGCGGTAGGAACGTCTGTTGATTGGGAGAACGTAGTTGTTCCAGCCAAGTTTATGTTCCAACGGTCAGCCGTAAAGTAACCAGAACCAGCAGTTGAGTATGTCGTTGCTCGTTGCCAAATGTCCATACCACCGTTAATTACCCAGTTCTTTCCACCAAGATAAGAAGTGGTAGGCATAACACCAGTCGCAGCGCCGTAATCACCACTTGCCGGAGTAACCGCACCAGTACGACCATTGAATGATGAGACTGTGCCAGTAGATGACGGAGCAGTAGTTCCAGCCACCACAACTCGCAATTCGTACTGCATAGCGGTAGCCCCAGATGAGGCGTAGGCGAGTGAGTATTGGATTGGGGTTGAGGCTTTGGCGTAGACGGTAATTGAGCCGGAGATAAACCCAGTAGTCAAAGAGTTCTGCTGAGTTGATTGACCAACTGAGGTAACTACGTTGGAGTCGGTATCGGTAGAGATGACCGAGAACACACCAAGCGTTGAAGAAGTCGTTGCTGCGGTGGTGACTTTGGCGTAATAGTTAATAGTAAAGAGACCGTCAGAGGCAGGGGTGTAGAGCGTTGTGGCTGCTTGAGCTGCGGACTGAGCGGTGAGGCTGACGGTAGCGAGGGCAACCGAAGTACCTTGTGATCCCTGTGAACCAGTTGAACCCTGACTACCTTGGTATCCTTGTGAACCTTGTACGCCTTGGTAACCCTGGTATCCCTGTGAACCTTGCGAGCCTGTAGTTCCAGTAGCACCTTGGTTGCCCTGCGTGCCCTGGAAACCTTGAAACCCTTGGTTACCCTGAGCACCAGTGGCTCCGGTGGCTCCTTGTGAACCTTGGCTACCTTGTGCACCAGTAGACCCAGTTGCACCTTGGAAACCCTGAGTTCCCTGTGCACCAGTAGAACCCTGCGAACCTGTAGAACCCTGAACACCTTGAAAGCCTTGGTTACCTTGAGCACCAGTAGAACCTTGCGCTCCAGTAGAACCCTGCGCACCTGTAGAGCCTTGTGCACCAGTTGTTCCCTGAGCACCTGTTGAACCCTGTGCTCCGGTAGTTCCCTGGAAACCTTGGTTGCCCTGTGAGCCTGTAGCTCCTTGTGATCCTTGTGCACCGTTAGAACCGTTAGCACCTTGGAATCCTTGGTTACCCTGATTGCCCTGTGTACCCTGTGGTCCCTGCGTACCGTTAATACCTTGTGTTCCGGCAACACCTTGGAATCCTTGATTACCTTGATAACCCTGAACACCCTGTGAGCCTTGTGCTCCTTGAGCACCAGTAGCACCAGCAGCGGTAATGAGGTAAGCATTAGCAATTACAGATGGTATTGCTGGGCCAGTGGTAGGAGATGAGATGGCAAGAAGCGTTACTGACGTTGAATTAGATGTCCAGTAAATTTCAAAGTAATCGTTAGCCGCAGCGGTAACTTGCCATTCCCACGCAGCAACTTTGTCTGAGTTTTGCTTGTCCATAGTCACATCAGTGTTGGACTGAGAAACGTCAGAACCGTTCTTTCGTAGCCAAATAAGAACTTGGTCATTTGAATTGTCTGTTTGCGTTAATTGAGCAGAGAAGTTAATACCGTACTGACCGGCATAAGCAAACGTAATACGAGAACTAGAAGCAACAGAAATACCTGCTTGCTGGTATGTTCCATTAAACGTAATGGCTTGACCAGTGTTGGCAGTGGATAATGTTTGTGTTGATGTTGAATAGTACGAACCGTAGTAAGCAGACGTTCCACCAGCACCTTGAGGTCCAATGCTTCCGACTACACCTTGGTAACCTTGGTAACCTTGGTAACCTTGGTTACCTTGGTATCCTTGATTACCTTGTGAGCCAGTAGAGCCTGTTGTGCCTTGGAAACCTTGGAAGCCTTGATTACCTTGTACGCCTTGAAAACCCTGATTGCCCTGTGCACCTGTGGCACCAGTAGAACCTTGGTATCCTTGGTTACCTTGGTTGCCCTGAGTTCCTTGGTATCCCTGTGCCCCTTGCGAGCCGGTTGAACCTTGTGCACCAGTGGCACCAGTAGAACCAGTGGTTCCCTGACTGCCCTGTACACCTTGAAAACCTTGACTACCTTGGAATCCTTGATTGCCCTGTGTGCCCTGATTACCTTGTGAACCTTGTGCACCAGTACTTCCCTGTGCTCCAGTCGATCCGGTAGCTCCCTGAGCACCGGTAGAACCTGTTGTGCCCTGATAACCCTGTGTGCCCTGTGAGCCAGTTAGACCTTGGTTACCTTGGTTACCCTGGTAGCCTTGGTTCCCCTGCGCACCAGTGGCACCTGTAACGCCCTGTGAGCCTTGTGAACCAGTAAGACCCTGTGGGCCTTGGGTACCTTGTGAACCAGTAAATCCTTGGTATCCTTGATAACCTTGGTATCCACGTGTACCTTGTACACCCTGTGTACCTTGGTTCCCTTGTGTGCCCTGATAACCCTGATTACCTTGATAACCCTGTGGGCCCTGTGTTCCAGTGTCTCCCTTGATTTGAGTCAGCGAATCGTCAAATGACCAGTACCATTGTGCGGTTGTAGAACCGATTGGGTATTGGACACCGATGTAGTAGTTAACCGCAGCAGTTACGGTAAGTTCCCATTGCCCTGGACCACCCCATTGAGTTCCGGTAGTGGCAGGTCCGAAGTAGTCAGTTCCGAGAGTAAGACCAGTAGGTGCAGGTTGACCTGCTGTAGGTGGAGAAGTGAATAGAGATGCCTTGTACGCGTAGACACCAGCGCCGTTAAGGAATCCCGAAGGTCCTGCAACGGTTCCTGAAAGCAGGTAATTTGTCATTCAGCAGTTGCTCCTGCGCTTATTGCAGCCTGAGCTGCATCGTATCGAGCACCTACCTTGGCGTCGCCACCAAGGTTCATGCCTGTTTCAATTTCCCACTTTGATCCGGCTCGTTGTTCTAGCGAAGCAGAACCTTTAACCGTCTTTGGTTGCACACCGTCTTTGCGTAGACGCCTGTAAGCATCCACGTCTTTGTGCATCTTCTTTGTGTCCATGTCAATAACACCGGCATTAGAACGTGTCTCCATTGCAGACGGAGCAATAGAGATAGAAGCGGCCTTACAGCCGAAACAGTCCTCTGGGTGAAGTCCAACGTTGTGTGGTGTTGCGGTCATGAAATCAAGGCTCCGTATCCTGCGTTAGTCAATGCCGTAGCTTCTGCCGTAGTAACTTGACATACGTTCATATACACTTTAACCACATAAGGGTTCTGGCTTACTGTAACAGATGTAGGCACAGGTGGGTTGACTTCGTAGTTGACAAAGTACGACGTGGAGTATGGTGCTTCTGGGTTCCACGGGTTGTATGGGTACGGAATGTTCGTGTTGGAGTTCTCCGGCGTAGCCGTGTCCTGAACGAACGTACCGTCCGATAACTTAAAGACTAAGACGTAACGTGGCCTGTTAGGGAAGTAACGCCATAACCTACGCTCCAAGCCCTTTGAGTCGGGCAGGATCGGTGGGTTGTCCTTTACCTTTGGTGGTGTAAAAGTAGGCATGAAAGCCTACTTAATCTGGTTCTTACGTCCGAGAGCACCAATGCGAGCAGCATCAATAGCATCACCCATACGAGCGCCACCAGTTGTCTGGTTCTCAGCCGGAGCTGAAGTAGGTTGACCAACTGGCTTAGTTACACGAGTGTAACCACCGTCAAGGCTTTCCTCAAGAAGTGTTGCTGCACGAAAGTCAATAGGCGTAACTATTGCGCTTTTCTTTACGTCAGTGCTAAATTCTTCGCTAAAACGACTAGGCATTACATGTCTCCGTATGTCTTGTAGCCAACTACTTCTGGAGCGTCAGCGTTTGAGCCGTACTCCAACTTTGTAATGCCACCGATGATTGGTGTGCCCTTAACGCCACGAGCGGTGTTTGTTTCAACGCCACGGTTAGCAGGTCCACTTGTCTCAGTAGAAGTTACAGGTGTTGGGATGTATCCTGTGTCAATAGTGTTGGCTGTGGTTCCACGAAGGAACTCAGCCGATACTGTTGGGAATGATGCGCGTGATTCCATTATTTTCCTTTATTAGTGGTATTTGTTAGGGTCAACGCCACGAGCACGATCTGTTGCTTCGTTAACTCGTCCAACTTCATTTAAGTTACCTCCTGCAACAGGGTGCCAAAGGTCAGAGCCAGGTGAACTACTTGGAGAAGCAACATGCTTTTGAGTTGTGGGTCCTGCGTTAGGTGCTGGCGAAACTCCATGTTGATTTGGAGTATTTGGTGTTGAACCAGCGTGATTTTCTGCACCACGAGCAAAAGTAGTAATTTGTGCTTGTGATTGTGGACTAATGTAACCAGCCATTATTCAAATCTCGCATCTGTCATGTCGCACTGGCCACAGTAGCAAGGGTCTGATGTTTCGCCGTTAATTGCTGTAGCGTCGTTACGAGCTGCGCGTACTGCGCGGTTTGGTAGGGGTGTTCCTGCTGGGTCTGCGGATTCTACGCCGCGTACCAAGCCAAGTCCTGTAGGTACTGTCATGAGAGTTTTTCCTCGCTAGTGTGTTGGTCCTTGAGAGAAACGAGGTTGCCGTCCTTGTCGGTAAGCCTTCCACAGATGAGACAATAAATCTCATCTATTCCTGCTTGTACGTCCCTGCTTCCGCAGTTCTTACAAGCCCTTGGCCACGGCAACTCTCGTTCCTCTCAATTACCTAGTTAACTGGACTAAGCCAGTGGTGAGCCGGACTCACCGAGGTCTACTGCTGGTTCGTAAGCAGTTCCAGTTCCAGGTGTAGTGCTGATGTCAGCGCCTAGAAGTGAACTTGACTCAATACGGATAACTGAAGCCTGACGGAAGATTCCGTAAGCACCAAGCCAGTACCATCCCATTGGGACGAAACGGCGTAGACGGTCAGTTACTGGACCAGGTACAACGTGTGGGAACGCTCCGTTACCGTCAACGTATGAGTGAGCCTTGGCAAGAGCCTGGCGACCAACGATGAGAGTTCCGTAAACGTTTGTTGAAGATGCACCAGCACCCTGGAATACAGGAGCACGTGGAGTTTCGATCCAACGAACACCTTCGTAAGCACCGAGCTCACCGTTCCAGATTTCACCTGGCTGTGCGTAGACGTGTGGTGCACGCCATCCCTGTACGTTTGAACCTGAGATAGATTCGCCCTGAAGGTCTGCAACGAGGTCTGGGTGGATGTAACCAACGTACATACCGCCGAATGTTGGAACGTTCTGAGCACGGAGACGAGCACGAGCAACACGGATGTCAAGTGATGACAATGTGTTTGCTGCTGCTACACCGGCACGAGTAGTTACAGAAGTCTGGAGTGTTGTTGCTCCGAGTCCTGATGCGTACTGTACGTTTGTTCCAACGTCCAAAGCAGCACGAGCAATCGTGTCGATTGAAACACCAGCGTTGTATCCAACTACGTTGGCAACAATTGGGTCAATGTCCACGAATGATGTTCCGCGCAACTTGGCAGTGGTAAGAACACCGTTACCGTATTCAGCAAGAGTCAACGCAACGGTTGAGTCTGACATTGCTACGGTTGTGATGTCTGTTGTTTCTGTAAGTGCCGTGGTTGAAATCGGCAGGTCGTTCACGATTGTGAACTGTACCGAAGCACCTGGCATTGACTGTGCAGTAGGCTGAACGTCTGCTACAGCGTCAAAGTAAAGCTCTGGACGTAGAGCGAAGTACGCCATACGGTCATAAGCGGCCTTCGAGAAGTCAAGGGTTGACTGTCCCGTTGGGTTGTCTGAGTAGCCATCAATAGCCATTTCAAACTCCTTTTCTAGTTAGTGTGTTTTGATTAACGCACGTTCCTAGAAGTCCAAACACCCAGTTTTTCAAACTGTTGTTCTTGTACGATCTTCATGGCTTCTTCGGGACTTGATGCCTCTTGAATACGGGCTAGAAATTCCTGACCTAAGTCTGGTCCTACGCCTGACGTACCAATAGTCGCGCCTTGGGCACGACGTAAAGCCTCAAGTTCCGGATCGTTAGCAGCGGCTTCGGTGGTTTCCTGATTAGATGAAAGGATGCCGTATTCTTCAGCCATCTTCCGGATTGCGTCTACTGACGCTTCTCCATCGTATGCCTTACGAAGTAATGCACCTGCACCTGTCTCTGGGATTCCAGCCTTGGTGAATTGGAATTCAAGCTTTTGCTTTTCCAGTTCTGCCTTTGCTGCTTCAAGTTCCTTACGGGCTTTGTCACCTTCACGCAACTGACGCCTAATGTTAGGGTCTAGTGGCTGACTGTTGATTTCTTGCTCGTCAAGTTCGTTGTCGAATTCGGACATGTTGATCGCTCCTTCTAGGTACGCGCTTTATTCAGAGGTAAATAAAACGGATAAATTTGTTTGCACTATACGCACTTGGGGACGTGCTCCCCACCAAGCGGTTTAGTTGTCCAGCTCGCCCACGATCAATGGGGCCAAACACCTAACGTAATTGTAGCACATTATGTACGTGCAGAACCAAGACCCGTAACACCCTTAGCAGTTTCGGCATATCCACCACCCTTTTCAAAGGGAGCGGCCTTGGCTTCTTCGGCCAACTGTACCTGTCTTTGGGCTACTGGCTGTGTAGTGCCTCCAAAACCGGCTATTTGGCTTCCAATCAAAGTATTGGTGTCCACGGTAGGTGCAGTGGCTCCAGGGAGCGCCTTGGTCAAATTAACGTCCTTAGAGGCCGTTTGAAGCGCTGTCTGTGCTTTGCCTAGGGTAAATTGGCTGTAAGGGTCAGAAGCGCCACCCGTCATTCCAGCAACCCTAACCATTTCACCTAATTGTGAAGCCTGGTTAGAGGAGAAGTCTTGAAGTCCAGCAGTTCGGGCTGTGTTCTGTAAGTTGGCTGCAAGTGCTTGGCGTTCAAGAACTGGAGCAGCAGCGGTTGGATTAAGGAAATATGCGACAAGGCCACCAGTTCCAATATTGTGTTGTTGCATAAACTGTTGTTGAACACTTTGAGGCAACGCATTTACCGCTTGATACCCCATAGCAATGCGTTGACTAAACTCAGAAGCAGATACGTTACCTGCGACAAGGTTCTCAATAGGAGTCTTTTTTGTTTTAGGGTCTGGGGTAGTAAGGAACCCAGCAGGAAGCCCAGCAGCCTGAGCAGTTGCCTGATAAGAATTTACCAAAGTAAGGTACGTTGATTCAGTAAGTGGTTTCGTACCGTTCTTGGCCGCTTCTGCCTGTTGAGCAATAAGACCAGCAAACGTGCTTTTGTATTGAGGTGTTGAACGAACCATGTTCATTAACTCTTTAGGGTTAGTAATGTTGTCTTGCATTGTCCATTTGTAAACTTCTGGTGTAATAGCTCCAAGATCAACACTTTGAAGCCATTGGTCAAGTGTTTGATAAGAACTGTTTTTTAAATTTGCTGAAGCCGTAGCATTGGCAATCTGTGTAGTCATCTGACCAGCAATGGTGACTGCTTCAGTTATTGTGTCTCGACTGGCTTGTTGAGCGGCGGTAAGACCAGGGCCGTAATCAACGCCTGGAGGCAATTTAGATAAATCACCACCAGTTTTACTACCTGCATAATTAAGTGCCTTGATAAGTCCAGAATTCAAAGAACCTTGAATTTTTGTACCACTGGTTATGTATTCATTAGCATTAAAGCCAGGTACGTTTCCAAACACTGCTTCAAAAAGAGCAGGGCCACCTTGAAAAAGAATTTGATTTGTAATGGCATCTAATCCAGAACTGGTAATGTTTCCTTTAGAATCTAGATACGCAGAAGAAGGCAAAATTGGTGTACCAGCAAGTTGCTTTGCTAATGTAGCGGCGGCGACAGCATCGGCTCCACTTTTAACAAGCGCAGAAGTTATTGATTTAATACCTGCTGGACCAGCAGGGTAAATAATAGATTGTTGCTGACCAGCACCACCGCCACCAAAAGGATTAGGAATTGTAGTTGTAGTTACTGGTGCAGCAGATTTTTTTGCGCCAGCCGCCGCAGCAGCATTAGCCGCAGCTTGAGTAGAACCTGTAACGGTTACTGTTTTTTTAGCGGTGGAATCATAATATGTTGCAGTATACGTTGCCATTACTGTGCGCCCCCTTGTGGCATAGGTGCAGCCATGCTTGGTTCAGCTTGTGCTGGAGAAGGCATTGGCTGTTGTGATGGAGCGGCTGCTTGTGCTTGTTGACCACCGGCCATCTCTTGTTGAATTCCTTGAATAAGTGAAGCAACCTTTTCCTGTGCGGCTGGGGTCTTATCCCAACCAAAACCTGGGTGAGACTGAATGTGTCCTTTCCATTCGTCAAGGCTCATTGGAACTGGGCGTCCAGTTTTAGGGTCACGACCACCGCTAAGAGCGGCTGAAGATTTAGGGTCAGTCATAAAGTTAGGTTCTTGATCCTCACCCAACATCTGCTTAGCAACCTGACGGTATGGGTCAAGTAGGTAAGCGGTCTTGATGCCAGCATCAATTTGCGGAGCAAGCGTAGGATAAAGACCCTTGGCTGTTGTCTTAAGATAATCCTCAAATGCGCTGGCCTTGGCTGGTGTCATGTCCTCAGCTATGGACTTAAGAGTGCCGTCCGACATGGGAACGGCGTAGTCATGAGCCAGTTGTTTCATGTCGGGAACCGACATTGATTTTGTTTCAGGCTTTTGAGCTTCTTCTGCTAATGGTTTGTCTGCCATGATTATTCCTTATTGTGGTGGGGGTAGTGGACGAAATACGCCTGTAATAATTGTTGAAACATCTTTCCAGCCAGGAAGCGTTGTTGCGGCAGTACAATTATCGCGCCATTTTTTACGTAAGCGACTTTGCTCTGATGTATTACCTGCTGCTGCTTTATATTGTTTTTCCCATGCTGAACGTGCATCTAACAATAATGGAATGTATTGTTTTTGTGCTGGAGTCAAAGTAGCAACATGACTTGGGTTTTTCATAAAAGACTGCAATTCAGTATAAGATTGAGCAGCAACGGTGTAAGTATTACCACCTAGGTGTTCTGACAACCAAGCGCTGTTCATTGATTGACCGTATGATTTCCCTGCTGCTGTCCATGCGTAATAACCAGCGGAACTTAAACCGTCTTGATATGTACCTGGATATAATTTTTGAAAGCCAGGAAGCATCACGTCGTAATACATGTAGTTTCCTACAGCAACTCGCATTGCTTGTGTGTATTCAGTTGGGGTTTCCTTTTGTCGAAGTGCAAACTCACCAAGAATCTGTGATGCTACAGGATCATACTTTGCATCTGCACCTTGTTGACTAGACATAAAAGCAGAAAGAAATGGAAATTCTTTTACAAGTTGTGGGTGATTTTCAACATACTTAACCGTTCCAATAGTTTCTAAGTAAGTAGAAAATGGGCTTTTGGTGTGAGCAACTGTATTAAACAATTCAGTAGGGAACCTACGTAGAAGTTCTGCAACTTGCAAAGTGTAAGAAGGGAACTTAAAATCGCCATTCTTGTCTTTTTCTAAAGCAATAGCATCTAGTTGTTTTTGTACGTGTATGTCTGACGCAATGACCGAAGAAAGCGGTGTGGCAAGTGAGGTTAATGTCTTAGCCGCGTAGAGAGAAGTAGTCGCCCAATTTGCTTCTGACTGCAGATCGGTTCTGTTGTTTGGGTTTTCTAAAAACAAAGAAACTTTACGTGCAGTGTAGTAATTAATTAATTGTTGAGCCGCGCCAGAATTAATGTTTTGTTTGTTAATTTGACCATTTTTCAAAAGCGTGTCAATAGTTTCATTGCGGTATTTGGTTAAAATATTTGAACCTTCGTTACCGATTGAATACAGCTCACTGGAAAGATAGGAACTGACTTGGTTTTGATTCATGTGTCCGTAAACGCCCTTGTAGACATTTTGGAGTGTGCTGTTAGGGAATAAGTCGCTTGCAATGGATGACTGCATAGAGTTTGGACCAATGACCCATTTGATTATGTCGCCAATAAAAGGAATACGGTATTGCATTTGTTCGTAAACGTATTTAGCAGGAATGGTAACGATAGGTCCAAACGGCATTGAAATAACGTTTTCAAGAAATCCACCAATACCAGGTGTCTGCCCTGTAATAATTATGCTGTCTGGGGAAGCAGGTGATGATTCAAGACCCATGTGTTGACCAGCGCCGTAATTTGGAAGTCCCTGTGCGGCAAGCCAACTATTGACGATACCGTTAGTAAATCCTGTAATTACTTGTGAACCTGGAAACGTAAATGAACCAATGCCACTTTGATTGTAAGCAAGAGCAACATAGTCAGTAACGGCAAGGTTAATCTTCATGTACTTTTCAAATGCTGCAAAATTGTCACCGGCCATACGGAGGGCACGACGCATAGCCTGGTTCTTCGCAAAGTAATACGGAGTAACTACACGCATGTTTTCTTCCCAAATAGTTTTGTCCATTGGGTTGTGCACAAATTTGCTCATGTTGATAAGTGCTTCAGATTGACATTTAGCCATTGCTTCGCCCGTTGTCATGTAGCCCTTTTCAACAAGTGGCAATAATTTCTGATACTGTTGCCACGCTTCCCACACAAAAAGTGGATCACGACTAGCAGTATTAACCATCTTTCCAAGCAAAGCTCGATGTAGCCAATCAGAATATTTGCGTACAATGTTTAGATTGCCAGCAGACATAAGTCCAACGTATTCGTGTGCAGGGAACGCTGAAGGAGCATCATCCTTTTCCCAATGTTCGCGCATCCATTTAGCCAGTTGTTCTTGTGACCAAAAATCGCCAGAAGCAATTTGGTGAATAATCTCAGGGTGAATAACGCTTGCTACGCCACTAGCGGAATTAATGTTAGTTGAAAGACCCATGGTGTGATCGGTTGAAGTTTTTGCCCAACCAGTGTGAGGGCTTTCATTAGGGTATTTAGCCGATGCTTCACGGTCACGCCTAAAGTCTGCTCTCCATGCAGCAGGTTGACTAGAAATAAAACCTTCCATGTGATAATCAGATTCTCGACGTAACCGTGCAAGTTCAGAAGGATTAGAAAACGACCTTCCTCCCAATTCACGAATTTTCTCGTCAAGTGATTTTTTTAATTGAACTTTGAAATTATTTTCAGTTAATTTTTTGCCAAGGTCTTGAAGAACTTTAGTTGCATCTTCCTTGGCTTGCTCCATGTAAAATTCAGGATTGCCATCAAAAATTCGCTGACCTTCTTTAACAATTTGTTCTTCGTACCAACGAGCGTTTTCTTTGAAAATAGTTCCTCGGCTAGCACGAGTAATGTTTTCGTATAGTGCAGCTCCGGCATAAGAATCACCAGCCATGTACTTAGTATAAGTTTCACCAAGTACTTTGTTGGATGTTTTGATTTTTGCTTCAGCACCCTTGCCCTCAATGCCAACTACTTGATTAACTACATTGTGCTTGAAACCATCTTCAGCCATAAGGTCGCCTTGAGAGTGAACTCCGCCAAGCATGTGACTATCTGTTTCAAGGTAAAGATTGGTAGCAAAATTTAGAAAGTCATCAAACTTTTTACCAGAAAGCGTTTTGATTAATGCAGTGTCAAACCCAAGAATAATGTTACTGATTGCTGAACGAAGTGCTTTACGCTCAACATCACCCATAGCAACTTTACCTAAGTATGCTTCGTGTCTAGCAATAGATTGAACGAGTTTTGCTTCAGTAAAATTATGTCCACCGATACGTAATGAGTTCAACATAACTTCAGAAACAATGACACGTTCAGCCCAAGCAGGAGAAGCAAGAGTAAGAAGTTTGAACCAACCGTTTAGGTATCCTTGCATTAAGTCAACAGCAACATCAAAGTTGTTGCGCATGCCACGATCACCAAGAGACTTAAGTTTTATACCAGTATTCTTTGCCCATAATTCATAGGCTTTAGCAGCGTTAAGTTTTCCAATGCCAAGTTTTTCTCCAACTTGTCTACTTGAGCGAGTTGACCATTCTTCGTTGAATAAACGTTTGTATTCTTCACCGGCTTCTTTGGTGGTGGCAGTTGAAGCAATGTAATTTGCTTGTTTAGCAATGTTTTCTTCGCTAGAGTATGATGAAGAAATAGCAGCCTTCATTTCAGCGCCAAGGTCTTGAACTGCTAACATCTCACCGCGCAAGTGTTGAAGAAAAGGCAAGACATTTGTAGTACCAAAAATTTGGTATAGTTTTTCTGATTCAGCCTTCATCATTGCTAATTCGTCAAACTTTTTAGACGCGGTAACGTAAGCATCACGAGCTTTGATTAATTCACCATCAAGGTATTTAACAACCGTAGCGTAACGCTCGGCTTTAGTCATCCCCTTTAATTCATCGCCTTTAAGCATTTGATTGGCACGATCAAGTATTTCTTTAGATTTAGCCATGTATCCATCTAAAGCAGGTGGATTTTTTGTAACAGTTTTTTCAAACGTTTTATTTGCTGGCGTTGAGGATTCAATAGAAAGTTTATCTGTGTCAAAGAAAATGCGAGCTTCGTGAAGTATGCCGTTACCTTTAGCAGCATATTTACCACCTTGGTAACGCAATCCATCAATACCTTTTTCGTTCATGCTGTATGCAATGTCTTGTAATATTTCGTCTGCATCATTCATTGGCAAATGAGCATCAGCAAGAAGGCTTCTAAATTCAGAATAAATTTTAGAACCTGTTGTAGTTGGGTCATTCAATAATTGTTTGAAATCTTCTAAATATTTTGTATCTAATTCTGAATTGCTAGGCCAATTATTTTCATTAAGATATTGATTAAAGGAATCTCGAAATTCTTTTGGTGCCGCTTGTTCAAGGTCAACAAGGTTAGGTGGGGTTTCACCTGTCCAACGAATACCATGAACAGTTTTGTTAAGTTTTCCTTCTCTTTCTGCTCCCTTTGCACCCTTACCCGTGTAACTGCGAGCAATTTCAGGATTATCTGTAGTATAAAAACCAGGACCAAAAAGATTTTGTGCGGCACGTCCTTCTCCAATGCCATCTCCAAGAACACCACTTATTTCAGTAGATGATCCGTGGTAAAACTCAGACTTAGGTATTTCAGTTGGTAAAGTTTCCGTTACTTTTTCTTCTATAGTTGCAAATTCAGAACGATCTTCGGGTACAAAATTCTTAAGGTACGTTTCTGCTTCAACGTTGGCAGTGTGAGCCAACTGACGGTAAACTTCAAAGTCTTTTTCTGCACTACGAAGTAAATCATCTCCACCAGATTTATTAACGTTTTGAGCAACTTTAGCAATCTCTCGTGAAAGCATCCTCATGTTTCGTTCGTTAGGAAGCATGCGTCTACCAAGTTGTTTATCGTCTACTGCAGAATTATGCATCTTACCAGTTTCAGGGTCAATGGTACGGTCTGATGCTGTGTTGGGGTCAGCAACCAAAGCTTCATCCAGCGAAGTCCCACCACCAGTTACACCTGTGTACTGATAAATTTTGTCATCAATTTCTGGTCCCATGACATCAGCAAAGATTCCAAAATCAGAATGAGCAGTTGAAGCAAGCATGCGACGGTAAAGAGAAATACGCATAGCATTGTTGTAAATGTTATTCCATTTAACAGGGTCATCACCGTATCGAATTAATTGATCAGTAACCATGTTTGCAAAATCGTGACTCATAAAGTTATTAACTAAAAACTTACGAATACCCTCGGCGCTGCGTACTGAGCCAACAACTAATTCACGGTCAGTAACACGACCACCTTCAATAATCATTTGTTTCATTGAAAATTGACGGCGAAGGCGTTGACTTAAAAGAATCTTTGCTCGTTCGGCAACACCACCGGCGGCGTAACCAACATCGTGAGGAGTAATATCAACGCCAGTTTCTTTTTCAATGGCTTCAATCATTTTGTCAGTTGGCATAATCGGCGAAGCAAGAGCATCGGCAATAGTAGAAAATTCTTTTCCAACTTCTCCTGTTAAGCCAGTCTTAGCCAAAGTGTACCAACTCATAGATGGCATAGTGGTAACGCGGTCAACCATGTTAATTGCTTGTGATGCTTCTTCAAGAACTGCAAGAACTTGAGAATCCGTTTGTGCTGCTGCTAATTTTTCAATAAGTTTTGGACCTAGAAACAAAGCACCAAATCGTTGATTAATTGCCGCAGCTCCATGTGTAGCAATCCAACTAACGGCACGTCGAACGCTGGAATATTGTGCGTAAGCACGTTCTACGTCGCCTACTTCTCTAATACCAGTACCACTAAACCATTTATTAAGTACGCCAGTCATACCGTAAACGCCACGGGATTCTTTTACAATACGAGAAAAAGCAGCAATAGGATCATCAACAATCCATTTAAGACCAACGTCTACAAGGTCACGTACAGACGTACCCCACATACCGTCAATGCCAAGTGAGTTAGCAATTTCAATGCCAAGGTCTTGTGTTGTGCCATCAGCGTTAAGCACTTTGCCCTGTTCAGCCAACTGCCAGATGTAAGCATCTTCCGGATTGTTTTGTGCTTGAAGTGCACCAAGAAGATACGTTATTTGTGCTGGCGTGCTTCCAAGAGCGCGAATAATTTTTGCAATACCTGCTATTGGAACTGTGATTGGGTAACTTGCTAGTTCAACAACTTTGTTAAACGTAGATCGCGAAGCGTTTAATTTGCTTGCTTGAATAGCATCTTGAGCGGCGCTAGTAACTGCTTGTTCACTATTAATTGCTTCTGAAGCAGCATTAAAGGCTGGCTGTGATTCACTAGAAATGCCTTTGGCAATAGCCTGATCATATTCTTGTTGAGTAATTGAACCACGAGCCAAGTCTTGTTCAAGGATGCCATGCTCTGTTGGGTACTGAGTCTTAAATTCATTTATGCCATTTTGATATGCAGATTTGTGAAGCGCATTTGGGTCGCGAGTCAAAAGGTCTTGTTTGGTTTTTTCTAAAGCAGCCTGTTCTTCTGGCGTGAGAGAACCTTCTGTTTTTAATTTTTGTGTCAAAGATTCAATTATTTGAGCGTCTTGAGCAGAAGCGGTTTCTCCTGCTTGAGCGGCAGCGTCAAGTACTGTTCCGCCTTCTCCACCAGCAGCGCCCAAAGCACCACCAACAAGATAACCGCTAAGAAGATTGCCATATTGTTGAGCCAATGCAGTACCAATACCATTTTTGTTAATTTGAGATTTCAAATTAGTCATGTATGCATCAGCGATAAAAGGCAATTTACCAACGTCGCTTAATGTTTGATGAATTGCTTGACCCAAATACAATGGGTCTTGCCATTGCCATGCAGGTAATCCCCCCTTGCCAGCGTTAATAGCATTAAGGTTTCCTCCAACAACACGGTTAGCAGTAATTCCAAGTTTGGCAACATTGGTAGCAAGCCCACCTGCAATATCACTAGGTGCTGCTCTCCAAAAATTACCTACTTGCTTTCCAGCTTCAGGAGTTGAAATTGCACCAACAAAACCACCAATGGCGCTACCTAAAACATTGCCTACTGGTTGCAGAAGTTGTGAAAACCAATTACCTGTACTGTTAGCCCTTTGCCATGCTTTGTCAGGTGCTCGGTATGCAGGAGCATCATTAACTGTGTCGGGTCTTGGATACAAATTAGAAAGACCAATTTGATCTGCAGTACCGTGCAAATACTTAGCCATCAAAGTTGAATGTGCAAGTTGCTGAGGGTTAGTAGAATCTTTGAATTGTTGCGTTAAAGACGTGACTAAATACGGGTCTGCTTTTAACGTAGGATTGTTTTTAACAAGATTATCAATGTACCAATTAGGGTTATTAACATTAGAGAGATAATCATTAGCTCCTGTTGCTGAACCAAGTCCGTAAGGCATTATAGACCTATGTTTCTAGCCGCCCGTGCTAAGTCCATTAACATTGCTGAAGCACCTGGAGCACTGGCCATCATGTCTAAACTTCTTCCAACTGTAGGAGTAAATGTGTGCATTGCTTCTGGACCAGCACCATCGCCAATAGGCAATCCTGCTGTAATTGGTTCATCTGGTCGATCAGTAGGATGGTCAAATTTTAATTCACCTGGGTAAGATGGCAATGATGGCATCTGACCAGTAATCGTTGTTGGTTGTGCTGGCGCTGCTTGTGCTGGTGCTTGCGCTGGCGCAACCGATACCTGTTGTGGTGCTACGGGTATTGCACGTTGAGCAGCCTGTTGTGCACCTGCTTCTCCGTAGCCTTGACCAGTAGCGGCCTGGACTGGCATTGCTGCGTTAAGGTCAGTACGGTTTCCGTATGCTGTTCCTGGCGTTCCCTCACGGGCGCCACCTCTACCTGTACGTGGCATCTATTACATCCCTGGTGCGGCACCGGCTGGAGCTGGTGGACGCTTCAAAGTTGACAACATAGCACTCAAGTTCTGTGCTCCGGCTGGTGGTGGTGCGATAGGCGTTCCAGCAGGGTTGTCTGGCGATACGCCGATACCAGGCTGTGACTCTGCCTGAACTTCTGGTGGCTGTCCACCTTGCTGCATTTGCTGTTGCATTTGCTGTTGCTGGTTTGCTTGCTCGGCTTGCTTCGCTTGCATTTCTTTGTGGACTTTAGCAACCGCGGCTTCAAGAGTGACGTGTCGCTCTGCCTTAGCCATTGCGATTTCAGCAATAACGTTGGGGTCAAGACTTCCCTGCGACGCCTGTTGTTCAAGGCCAGCAAGAAGCGCCTTGCGTAGTCCTTCAATTTCAACTTGATCACGTTCACGAATCGGGTCCTCAATCGCTGGGTCCATCTCACGGGCTGTCTGTGTAGACATAATACCAGTTCCGACACGTTGACCAATGGCGACTACCATGCCATTTACGTCTGAACCAGGCATTGAGTACTTGACGTATGACAAATCCGTTTCGAATGTTTCGTTTGGCGTGTAGTCAGGGTGAGTAATCTTACCGTCGTTACCAAAGAAGAACATGCTTGGCTTCTTACCGTAGTAAGCCTTCATAATCTTTACCGCACGACGGTTCTCTGCTTCTAGTGAGTTAGCGAAGATTTCCTGATATTCTTGAATAGGCATGTCAACGGTGTTCGACATGACCATTTCACCTCTACGAGCTGTACGGACGTTGCTTGGTGATTCCCCACCAAACTCTGCAGGGATTCCACCTGTGAGTCGCTGAGCGCGTTCCATCCGGTCAAGTGCGTCGTTTGTGGTTGAACCTGGCTGCAAGTGTGTGATCTGTACTTGTCCCTTGTCAACGACTCCACGGATTCCTTCTTTACCATTAGCTTCTTGAATAATACGAGGTGATGATGGAGAGTTGCTTGTGCTGACAATCCACTCATCTGGAAACACGTTGCGGAAACGAGCAATCATGTCCAGTGCATCCAGTTTAGCCATGCGCTGGTAGGTTCCAAGCATCTGGTCAAACTGACCCTGTAGGCGGTCTAGTGTGATACGTCCAGCAATAACTACTGGGCTTACCTCTGCACGGTTAGGGATGCGCTCCAAGATAATGTGCGTAGCGATTCCCTTGCCTGTCTCAGTGCTGTATGCACTTGCCTTTGGCTTTTCAGCACCAACGGCAATAAGCACAGTTTCGTTAGCGTCCATGTACTCCAACACTTCAAACATGTCGTGGTCGCCCTTTTCACCACGGTACAAGATAGCCATCTGTGCTGGGTAGTTTTCCTTCAACCAGCCAAGTGGTCGGCGGTCAACGAAGATGCAGTCTGCTGGCTCCATTGAGTCTGGATCAAGCATTGGTGCAGGGTACGTAGAAAGTGGGTTACGCACGCGCCAGTGAGGAATGTCACGCTGGTCGTCGTGGTAGACCGAAACTGGTGAGATAGTTACAGCACTCATACCGTAAGCAGTAAGGTGACGTGCACGGCGACGTAACTTGGTACCCATCTTGTTCATGTCCCACCAACCAAGGTTGGCTAGACGACGGTCACGGGCACGGTTTTCAGATACCTGAATACCTGGGCGTACTGGCATGTACGAGATGTCTGGGATGACTGAAGCCACGCGCATAGCGAACTGGTCAATACCTTGAGCAATCAAGTTCGGAATGGCAGGCTTTTCCATGTCATCTAACTCAGGCAGTGGAATAATAATGTCGCCGTTGTAGTGACGACGGATATCTTCCATCTTGCTAAAGAGTCCACCGCGGTCTTTGCGGCGCTCCTGGTACATGGTTACGACCTGTGCCGCAGCCTTGTCATTATCGAACGAGAGAGCCACTTATAACCTCAATGTCTTAGGGGTGGACGACTTCACCCATGATGGGCGCCACGCTGGGGCTGTTGCCGATTTCGGCATGTAGAGGTTGGGAATGTTCCACTCTAGAAACCATTGAGCCATAACACAGTCATCTGTGCGTGACCCATTAGGGTACTTTGTAACCTCATCAATTAGTTTCATAGAGCGAACTTTTCCTTCACCCCTACCAGGTAATCTTACACGACCGAAGCGGTAGTGGGGTTGTAACACCGTCACACCCAGTGCTTCGTCCGATTTATTGATGCCATTTGTGTTGTGAGGAATAATCTCCACAGACCGCATTTGGCGCCATTGCTTGACATAATCGTACTGGAGCATGAACCGCTGAGCTGCGTTAGATTCCACAATCCAGTACTGAATTGGGTATCCCATGGACTCAGACAAGTTCTGCCATTCTTCCATAACCCCAGTGTATTTACCGTCATGGATGTTGTAATCCAAGAACTTACTGGCTTCCATCTTTTGGCGAATCAGGTCAATCAGGAAACGTTGCTGGGACTCTGGGTGGTACAGCCAGCACTGGATAGCCCAGTAGTTAGTCGGACTAGGGTCAGCGGTAGCAACCATCAGGCACTCGCTGGCTGAGATGCCACGGGGTATCTGCCAGATGTCTCGGTCTTTGTCCATGCACCCTGGGTTGTCACCCTGACCAAATACCCACTCGTGGCGTACTAAGACTTCTGACGGGTCCAAGTCCTCTTGCTGATAGACCACCGCAAAGCGCTCACCACGGTTTGACATGAGGTTGGAGATGTCTCGCCAAGATAGGCGCCGTGGGTCCAATAAGCATCCGGTAGGGTACGGATCAGAAGTTCTCTTGTGGTGACTCGGATTACAAAGCTCATCATAGTGAGCCTTGTAAAGCAAGTGCTTATATTTCTTGTTTGTCCTAAGTTTCTCAACTTCATCTTCAGTCATTCCTTCATCTAGTAGTTCTTCCTCATCTTCCAGAGGTTGCTCCATGTCTAGAGCGAATCGATAAAGGTCGTCAGCAGCGAGGCGCTGGCCAATAAGAGCAAGCATACCTGCAGGTTCAAGTCGAGATTCTGCAACGTCTTGGTACCAATCTTCCATGGCTTCTCGTTGTTCTGCACTACGAATCTTGCGAGGGTCCACAAGGTCGTCCCAGAAACAGCCATCGAAGCGTCCTCCGATGAAACCACTATCCATACCGTAGGCACTTACTGTTGGCTCCTTTTCTGAAATAGCACCTGAGTCCTCTGGTTGCATAACGATAAATGCTTCGTTAGTCCAAAGTTCTTTTTCCAGTGGCTTAAAGCGACCAAAGTCCAGTGCCATAGTTGTTTCAGCGTCAACGGCTAGACCACGTGCTTTAAGTGCATCGTCAGCCAGTTCAGGAATAACACGTTCTAGTGAACGCCTTACTCGCATCAAGTTTCGCTTGGCAAGGCTCATAGTCGCAGAACCAGTCAACAAACGGATACTGCGGTTACGACAAATGATCCAACAGGTAATGTCGTGTAGCAACGTAGTCTTACCAGAACCAGGTGGCATGTTCATAACCACGTATTCTTTTTCTTCAGACTCAAGAAGTGATACCAGTGCGATACCGGCTTCTTCCTGCCACGGTGTAGAGATACGTCCAAAGTAACGCTGACGAAAATAGCCAAAGTCCTCTAGGGCACGTTGGGCATCTTCGCTTAGTTTGTCGTAAGGCTTAGGACCTTCTAGTTTCGCTTCTGTCTTGAGTTCACGGTAGTTACGTGCCGACGTGTCCACATCGTCGCTAATGCGAAGTGTTTGGGCAGCCTTCTCAACACGGTGTCCCGTCGATTCAGAGAACCGAGCCTTACGTGAGGCTTCTGCAATCGAAAGTCCTGCGGAACGTGCCTCAAAGTATTTCTTGCGTTGTACTGCGCTAACTGCCATTGCTGAGTGCCGTGGCTAGTAAGCCTTGTATCCGATACGAAGAAGAATCAGGTGGCGAAATAGAAAACACTCCTACACCACCATCTTTATAATCTTTAGCGGCAACGACTAAAACAAAATCCTCAACAACTGGCATCTCCCACGATTCATCTTGTGGAAGTTCCAGATTCGTTAAAAAACGTGTAAGGTTCAGTTCTAGCCATTGTCTAAGTGACAAAGAAAGACTTGACTCGTCAGGACTTAGTGGCACTTGGCTTAGCCGCTTCAGCTTGCTGTGCAACCTGTGAAGCAAGTGCAATAGCAGTGTGCAACTGCAACTGACGGTGTGTAAGTAGGTGGTATCCCTCAATGATTCCTGCAATGATGACGCAGACTGATGGGAGCACTACCTGTACCGACGTTGGTACATGGAAGCCTGGGTGAACAACCGTAAACACCGATACCGCTGTAGCGATAAATGCTGATACGTGTGCTGAGATTACATTAAGTTTCATTATTCTACCTTACCATATTGTTGTCTATAAAGAATTAAACCGATAATACTATACACTGCCATGTCCATGAATGAGTCCTCAATGCCTTCATTGGCTAGAGTCGATCCTTGGGCTGCAGTCTGTAGTCGGCGCATCTTGTCGTTCATGCGAATAGCACAACCAATCCAAGCTTCTACACCAAAATCTTCACTAGCGCGTACGTTGGCAAACGGGTCAACCGCACGGCCATAGTCACTTTGCTTCTTATTGTGAAGAAGTGTTAGTTCTTCTATCACATCTAAAAATGCGCTCATTGTTCTCCCTTGTATTTTTCTGGTACCGGCCCCGAATACTTGTGTCCCGTGGCTTCCTGTGGTATCTGAAATCTTATACCACAATGGCAATAAATCCAAACTTTTGTATTGACTAAAATTATCCATTGGTGTGTGTGCATGTCCTTAAAAAATTTTATAAAAAAAACGGAAAGGTCGAACACACATAGTAGAGTGGTGCTCCGTTACATCCATGGCGGTCTTGACCATGTCTATAGGCTCCAAAGAGAAGGACGAAAGAGCAGCCAGCGCACCTGTGGCAATATCACACGCAGCGCCAACAGCCGCATAGGGTTCTTTGAACTTGATGACCGAGTAATCTTCACCCAGCTCGTAGATACCATCTTTATTCACAAGCAGGACACTCCACGTATCGTTGCCTTGACCTAGTATCTGCATGAGGTGGTCGCGCAATTTGTATGGGTCAGAGATGTTGGACTTGGCTACTAGCTCCATGATCCGGAACGAACCGGCTACGCCCACTAAGGTATTGCCAAACTTAAAGACCTTCGGTTCAGCCGACGTTGCTATTAACGTGCCACCTTCATCAAAGGCGCCAGCGTCTCCGCCGATAGCATAACTCGTATCAGAATGTACCGCTAGGATCGCTGTCATGTTGTAATGATACCATGCTATAGTTGTAGTTACGGGGTACCCTTAACTCCGTAGTGAAGCCCTACCCTAGCGGTAGGGTTTTACTTTTTAGCGAGTACTTCTGGAGACTGCGCTACTGGCTTAGTAGCCAAGTTGTCCGTAGTCTCAAACTTAACGTTGGCAGCTTCAACGGTTGGCATACCGTGAGCATTAGAAAATTCGCCACATCCACAAGTGTTACACATACACAAATAATACCACACAGCAAAAAACCCCCCAGTTTCGGGTGGGGGGCTTAATGCCAGTCTTGGATTCGGAAGTCCAGTACTACAGTAGGATTTTCCTACATTCCCACTATACACACCAGGTATGCACCAGTCAAGTATGTTACGCAAAAGCGTTGCGCCGAGCTCACTTAAGTGCTACACTTGGGATACCACCAATGGGAGTGGTCGTGCGTGTAAGTCGCCGCGGAGTGTGAGTCTTTATAGATACTCGCCGTAGTTAGCCGGTTAGAGCGGTATTCGGTTTGTCGCGCCCAGAGATCACCCTGGAGAATAGACAAGGCAGTACCTTTGCCACAGTCAGGCCTCGCGACAGCTTCTTCTTATGCGATTGAATGAAGAAGGTACTTGGTACAGTACTCGCGTCTACTAGATTAGACTATAACAACTCGGACAGGTGTGAGGGTCTGGAGAATACCGTATACGGTTTTTCCGGATTTGGGATCGTAGGGTGAGTTTTTTCTAAGCATCAATAGACCAAGTTAGGCTACACCCGTATGCGACCTGAGTCCATACCCTGCGAGGCCGCCTGACACCGTTTATGCCTTGATTTTTGATACCACTTTTGACTGATTCTTTTCTCTCTTCTGGCCAACTAATCCGAACAAAACTGAACCTGCCAGATCGAAGCGAAAGCACCCTGCAAAGCTGCACATTCTTCTTTGTTTACTTGGAAAAAACGGGAATGACAGTTCACCGTAAGTGGGATAAACTAACTATTAACGCGCCCCCCCTCGGCATACTACGGGTCAAAGACTGCTCGTGGCTAGGGACTGGTGATAGATGTAAGAGGGTAGAGGGATTGGAACGGATAGGCTTAACTCTTTACGTAACTACGAAACAAGACCAGGCAGCAGCTCTGAAATTGGACGATCTGAAGAAATCTCACAAGGCAAAACAAAAGACCAGCCCTTGCGGACTGGCCTAATGCTTGGGTGTAGCTCTTGTTAGTTCAGTAACTTACCGCCCCAGAGCTTAGTCATTTCTTCTGCGGACGGGATAATTCTATTCTCAGGCTTGGCCGCGTAACAGTCCAAGCATAGCCCCCCAGGGAAACAGTCGATCTTCTCCATCAATGTTTCGCATTCTTTACAGTTTAAAATCTGTTTCATTGTAATCTCCCTTATTTAGTGCGGTAGTCTGCCGCTATCTAAACAGTACCAGAGCCGCGCGGCCTTGTCAAGCCAATAACAAAATAGTTGTAAATTCGCAAAATCCAGAGCTGCCGATCAGGCAAAAGACCAGCCCCAGGAATTACCCCAGGACTGGTCTTTATTGTTTCAGGTTACTTAGTGATCGCGTAGCTTGGAATACCCCCAGTAGATTAGTACCCATACGGCAATAAATAGCCATCCTGGCAGATCATCAGGGCCGCATACCTGCGAACTACAAGCAAACGGGCCCTCATGGTTCTTAAATAGGTCCGCTAGTAGGTAGGCGGTTACTGGTGCCATGATACCTGCGGCGTAGTTTCGTAGCCTCATTAGTTCAACTCCTCTACTGTAAATGGCTCTTTGGTAATGCCTAGCAAGTCGATCAGGTTCACTATGTCGTAACTGTCGGTGGGTGAGTCTCCCCAGCTCATGCCGCCAGTAATCCAGTAGTATTTCCCGTCTATCTTAATGCTAGAGATGTCGCGAGACTGCCAAGCAGTACTAACAAACGCCGCAACATTGGTAGCCAAATCACTAACAAAGCTCTCGTAATCTTCCTCTTGGCTCTCCGTGACGTAAATTCCGCAATCCTCGACTGTCTCCAGTAGTAGGTCTTTATTGAGTGCCACATTACGAAACCGCTTTACTATTGCACGATCTAAGGCTTCGCCAAAATCTACAAACTCGCCTTCTGTGTTGGTAGGTATCTTGCAAATTGCATAAACAAAGTCAGCACCCATTAGTTCATCTCCTTAAACATCTCACGCTTAAGGGCTTGCGACTTGGTGTAGTAAAAATCAATTCCCAAATCCCTTATCTGGCGCATAGACAAGAGTTCGCACTCCAATGTCAACACTTCGCGCTTCACTAGCTCTCTGATCGACGTGTAGAGACTGTGGTCTCCATAACCGTACTGGAATGGCAAAGCAAACAACACTTCACCATCCACCCAAACACGCGAGGACCAATAGGTGTTGCCATAGGTCTTATCGTGCCATTCTCGGACTTCAACAAGTATTGAATTAGGCGTAGTCATTAGTTCATCCTTACTGGCATAAGTACGCCCACGGTGCGGCCATCAGTCGATTCTACGCGCATAGGCCGATTCTTATCGGTAATAGTCCTAATCACCATGGTGTTACTGCCTACGGTCTTGGCGTTGAATGGTGCAACCTTCGCAAACTGCGCAAGCTGTGATGGATCAAAGGCTATGGCTTCAGTCTCGCTAATGCCATTGGCCCCAGGTATTACGGTGTCTAGTTTAGGGTAATTGCCCGTGATTAGTTCGCCGCCTACAATGTCACCAGCGCAGCTAATGGTGAAACTTCCATCCTCGTTGAATGTCATTAGTACGCTTGGCAACTCTCGGCGCACTGCCTTCACGGACTTAGCCGCCTTCAGTAGCGTTACGCCTGGCACCAGCAATTCACCCATAGTGGCGTAATCTCCAGCTAGCTCGGTAATGTCTCGCTTGATCGTTACTAGCTTGTAGCTATCAGTAGCAACCGCGCTAAGTGTATCGCCCAATAGGTGTAGTTTCACTGCTGTTAGTATTGGCCTAGCCTTATCGCTTGCAGCAAAATTAGCCGCGCTTGCAAGGTCTAAGTAATCTTGGCCTTCTAATTTAATCGTGTAAGTCATTAGTAATTCTCCCTTGTTTATTTATTACCTAGTCAGTCTAACTAGATAAAAACAAGTATTCCATAAACGCGCGAGCTTGTCAAGTCAATTCTTAAAAAATTTATAGCGTGACCAGGTAGTACGCAAACCGCACGATCTGTAAAATCTTAAACTCAGATACCCTCAACAGGCGCAAAACTCAACCGAGATACCCTCAACAATCGCAGTTACAAACTTCAACGAGTTGTTGTGCTATAATCGCCAATGTCGTTGACGGTGGGCTTAGTCACCCTTAATGAGCTTCTACGGGAACTCCCCCTGTAGAGTGCTCCCGTCA